CTGAGAATAGTGGTGTATCAGTATGTTAAGGTAGGATATGGGTAATATTCGCAGGATAAGGCGTTCTATAAATCCTAAGATAGCCATGGCAGATGCTCACATGGCTGTGAACGGTTGCAGGGTATATTTAGGTCATCCTAACCCTTCGAAGGCGGCTGAGGCGGCTAAGGGTTTCAAGGGTTTTCTTTCATCTGTGGTAGTTCGTGCGAGTTATCCGAGCGTTTATGACATATTAGGCGCTTCTTTTTCGATACGGGGCAAGATGGAGTCTGGTAACTGGAATTAGATTTTATGGTATCGGCAGAACAAAATCCGGCTTTAGACGCTCCTTATTGGGCGTGGACGAATAAGATACTGATTGACGGTCGGTCTTTCGATTTGAAGGGCAGGAGTTATCAACTGGAGTTAATGCGTCCTGTCACTGAAGACGGCAAGGTCAAGCACAACGAAGTCATTAAGAAGGGTTCTCAGACTGGTGCGACGATGGGTAAGGCTATCGAGATAGCGCACAGTGCGAAATACGGTTTATATCCTCAGGGCATTATATATTATTTTCCTTCGAAGACGGCTGTAGAGGACTTTTCCGGCAGCCGTTTCAAGCCTCTCTTAAAAGACAATTACGATTGTATAGGAAGATACTGTAACGACATTAATTCGGTCTATACCCGTAGAATAGGTAAGACGAACATCAATTTTCGCGGCTGTTCCGGTACGACTATTATCGGCGGTATAGCCAAGGACTCTACTCAGGTTCGTCAGACCCCCGCCGACTGGATTCTCTTGGATGAGCGGGACTTATTCGATGATGAGATGGCCGCTCAGGTCAATCAGAGGCTTGGCAATTCCACGATACGTCGCAGGAGTGATATGGGGACTCCCAAGTTGCCTGACGACGGCATTGACAGGCTTTATGGAAAAAGCGATATGCGTCGCTGGCAGATTAAATGCGAATCCTGCCGGAAGTATACCTGTTTAGAGTCTGAGTTCCCTGACTGTATAAAACTGGATGAGGAAGGGAAGGGTTATCCGGCCTGTATTCATTGCGGTCGTGAGATAAATCGCTCTAACGGTAAATGGGAGATGGATTCACCTTTGAAAGATACTGTCGGTTACTGGTGCAGTCAGCTATTGAATCCGAACAGGGATTTGGCCTTAGCTTTGAAGGAATACGACGATCCTACCGAGTTCGATACTACCGAGGCCGAGTTTCAAAGAACGGTTTTAGGCAAGGCTTTTGCACGTGCCGAGGATGTATTAAGAGAGACTGAGGTCTATCAATGCTGCACACAAGACCAGATGGCGTATTCGCACAGTGGCCCGTGCGCAATGGGTTTTGACGTAGGTTATCCGACTATTCACGTTATCATAGGCCACAGGATAGGCAGGGACAGGTACAGGATAGTCAAATTGGCAAGAGTACCCGACTGGAACGCTTTGCACGATTTAGCTCAGAGGTTCAATGTTAAGGCAACCGTCGGCGATGCAATGCCGGAATCTCATAAGATACGGGAATGGGCTAAGAAAGAGGCTGAGTACGGTAATACGGTATATCCCTGTTATTGCACATCTTTTTTGAAGACATTCGATAACTGGGGCTTAGATAATATTGTTAAAGTGAATCACACGGATATATTCGATGAGAGTCATCAGATGGTGATTAAGCCAGGTAAAATGCTGATTCCGAGAGACTGCTCGGAGGTCAAGGTTTTCGCTCATCAGATGTGTAATCGTGCCAAGTTTTTAGAAACTGATGCGAAAGGGAATGTTTCATATCGCTACAAAAAGACGGGCGATAAGCAGGATCATTACCGAAGTGCCTTGAACTTCTTTTACTTAGCGTGTAAGAAGGTGGGTATCCCGGAAGTCCACAGGGACAAAAAGGTAGTAATGCAGGATATGGAGTATAGCTTGTAGGAGAAAAGAAATGCCGGTAATTAAAAAAGGTAAGAAGTGGGCGATTGGTTCCGGCAAGGCCATTTACAACAGTAAGGCTAAAGCCGAACGCGCGTATGCAGGATATAGAGCAAAGAAACATAAGAAATGAGACAAGAAAGAAGATGAGTAAAGAACATTATCATTTACGCCCAGATTTTAAGAATGACTATAAATGGTGCATAGACCATTATGGAGGCAATGGAAAATGGATATCTTCTGTTTCTGAATTGTCTCATACTGAAGCAAGAAAAAGAATAAGAAAATATAGAAGGCATAAATGAGAGCAGGCGAACAAGAATCTTATTTGAAGCAATACTACTGGCAGGCCGGCGGTACGATAATTACCCAGCAGGCTTTATTGGGCGCTGATGCACTTACTCACGCTGCTGTCAAGGCTTTAGCCGCCGCCAAGAAAGTCATTATAGAGATACCGCAGGGCTGGATAGCCGAGGAATTAAGGTTTTATAGTGATAGTGCAGAGAATACGGTTGATGTAGTAGAGTTGTATGCTGCTTCGACTTCCGACTCAAAACCTGACCATTACAGGCATTTTGCTCAATTAACTCTTACAGTCGGTACGCAGGAGTACGGCAGTAATAAGTTCCACGATACAATAGTTGCTGTAAGTAATTGGTTGACTATTAAGGGCGCTGTAAGTCCTGCGAATGACACATTTGGAAGTTATGTTTTGAATAATCACGGACACAATAAGATTTTAGTGATAGCAAGTTCATTAACAACCGATGCGACAATCGGTGTGGAGTATAAGAAAGTATGAGTAACGAAGTAGCACATAATTACGAAACGGGCAATACGCTGTACTTTTGCACGTTTCAACCGGATGGAAATGTTTTTCTATCTAACGGTGAATCCGACGAGGTGTGGGGTACTGGCGACCGAGACGCCGATGATTATGATATGACAATGACGGAAGATGGTGCAGGCGGTCATTATGTAGGTTCTTTTGATACTTCGATACTGAGAGGTGTTTATCGGGTTGCCGTCTATTTACAGATCGGTGAAAGTCCTGCTGATACTGACAGAGCTATAGCTCAGGGCGAAATATATTGGGACGGTGCAAAAGAAGTTAATATATTTACCGAAATGGAATCCTGGTTAAAAAATGGGTAAGGTTTACGGAAAAAAGTTAAAGTATAAAGGTGCGGGCAGAGGCGATAAGCGCAGGCCCGTCGACCGCGAGAAGTACGAAAAGAATTACGACGCAATATTCAGGAAAAAGAACGGGTAAAATCATGGGTATAAAACCAAAACATTTACCGCCGAAAAAAGAACTTACGGAATTACTTGCGGCAAAGATAGCGGGCAGAATAATTGTTAAACAAGGTGGTCTTTATCTTGCGGGTGAAGGTGGTGGGCCTTTGAAAGTCTTAGCTCAGGGCGATACGGGGCCGCAAGGCCCGTACGGGCCTAAAGGCGACAAGGGCGAGCAGGGTAACAGGGGTCTTGTCGGGTTATCTGGAGAGACCGGCCCGGAAGGAGTTGCAGGGCCGAGAGGCAGTAAAGGGGATAAAGGTGATTCGATAATCGGGCCGCAGGGCGACAAAGGAGACAGGGGCGAGGATGCTGTTGGTATCAGAGGGCCTAAAGGAGATACAGGGCTAACCGGAGATACTGGCTGTAAAGGGCCGAGAGGGCCGAAGGGTGATATTGGTCCTATGGGTTCCGAGGGGCTTACAGGTCGAAATGGCATTGACGGCAAGAGTATTCGCGGCGATAAGGGTGAACGCGGCGAACAGGGACTTCCTGGAATTATGCCACAGGAAATACTAAATATTATAAACAGAATAGAAGTTTTGGAAAAGAAATAATAACTAAATATAGGGTCTGACCAACGCTGGCAAGTGGCGGTTAGCGAAAGAACAATTAAAGAGCCGTGTAGGGCTACCAAAAAAGAAAGGAAACTAATATGACCGGCAGTAAAAGACCTAAAATCCAAACTCCTCCAGAACCGGACCCAACTCCGATGCCAATAGAAGGCAAAGAAGAGGAAGAGGCTAAAAAGAAAGTCAGGAAACGGGCAAAACGAGGCGGCAGGAAGTCAACGATACTCGCCGGTAGAATGATGGCTCAAAGAGGTGATATTCTTAAAACAAGATTAGGATAACGATGACAGCAGAAGAAATATTAACGATACAGGAAGATTTCGAGACGGATCGTACCAACTGGGATAGTTCGTGGCAGGATTGTGGCAATTATGGTATGCCCCAGAACAGTCAGATTACCACAAAAAAGGCCAAGGGTCAGGCTGCAATTATTGATTTATTCGATACTACGGCGGAGGAGTCTAATATCCAGTTGGCGGCAGGGCTGTATTCTTATATGTTCCCTACCGAAAGTCGTGCATTTATTCTGGAAATTGATGATGATGAATTAAACGAGAACGATGAAGTAAAACAATGGCTCGAAAAAGTTACTAAAATTATTCATAAATATCTTGTCAGCAGTAATTTCAGGCAGGCGTTCTTCGAGTTCTTAAAGTCTTTAGGTTGTTATGGTACGGCGTGTCTCTACGAGGAGAAGGGCAAAAAAATTCCTATTACATTTATTTGTCATCACATGGCGGGGATTTACATATCGCAAAATTCAGATGGAATAATAGATACGATTCACAGGACTTTTGAATATACGGCACGACAGGCGGTACAGGAGTTTGGGATAGAGAATCTCAGTGAAGATATTGTTACGGCTTATAACACTCCCCGGAAAAAGAACAAAAAATTCAAGTTCCTTCACGCTGTATTCCCGCGTGAAGAATATGACCACGAAAAAGACGACCCTGTGAATATGCCGTTTGTAAGTGTTTATATTGACAGGCGGGCTAAAAAGTATATCGGTAAAAAGAGTGGTTATCCGGAACTGCCGTATCAGGTTGACCGATTCGATAAAGACTCTTTAGAGGTTTACGGTCGTTCTCCTATGATGAAGAAGTTGCCCGATATTAAAATGGTCAACACGATGCAGAAGACCAGAATCAAGGGTTGGGAGAAGCAGGTTGACCCACCGATTCTATTGCCTGACGACGGTTCTATATGGCCTATGGCTACTAAACCTGGCGGAGTTATCTTCTATCGTTCTGGCGGCGATAAGCCTGAATACTGGGAGTTCAAAGGCAGTTTGAAGGAGATGGAAGCTGCCATTTTAACTGTCCAGCAGGCGATTCAAAAAGGATTTTTCCTCGATATGTTCGACCCGCTCGTTGACCGACAAAATATGACGGCTACGGAGGTAATGGCGAGGGTCGAGCAGAAGATGAGGTTTTTAACCCCGATTATCGGTAGACTGCAAAGCGAACTATTCAATCCTATGATTCACCGAATAATCGGGATACTTTCAAAGCGGAAAAAGATAAAGGCGGATGGTTCTACTGAAAGTTTGTTACCTGAAATGCCTGAAGTATTGTCAGAGCAGGATTTCAGTGTTATGTACTTAGGCCGTTTGGCTTTAGCGTTAAGGACGTTAGAGACCGAAGGTTTGGCAAAGACTTTGATGGAATGGGCGCCATTAGCCGGGTTGTCAGATTGGCTTGATAACCTCGATACGGATATGGCATTCAGGGATTCATCGAGAAATAACGGTATGCCCGCAACGTGGTTGAAAGAAATAGATAAGGTCAAAGCCGATAGATTAGAGAGAGAACAAAAATTACAGGCCCAGCAGATGGTTGCCGCTGCACCGGAAATAGCAAAGGCCGCCAAAGCCGGAGGTACTGCACCGGAAGAAGGCTCAATAACGAAAGGAATGATGGATGCTGCCTAAAGAATTAACAGATGAACAGAAGGAAATAGTAACGAAACGAATACATCGTTCTGCGTGTATGCAGAGGACATTCAAGGGTACTGACGGCGAGTTTACTCTTAAAGAAATTGACGATGTGGCTAATTATAAAGGTAATACATTTAATCCTGACCCGTATCAAAGTGCTTATAATGCAGGTCAGAGGTCTATAGCGGTCTTTATACATAATTGTATAGACCAGGACGTCGAAGAAGCAAGAAAACTTTTAGGAGAAAAGAAATGAGAACGAATTGTAGATTTTGTGGAGCCGAACGTAAAGAAGGCGTTGATTGGTATGACGAGGATTATTGCAGCGGCAAATGCAAGAAGCAGGATGGTGGTGCAATTCCACCTGCTGCTAAACCTGACAAGATGAACCGTGCCCCTGCTTCGTTTGCTGATTATATACTCGATTATCCAAAGGGCATTGGCGAAAAAGACAAGCGTGGTCAGAGAATAAAAGGCCGTAAACCCAAATTGTATCGTCGGCGATTCGAACCGGAGAAACTTAATTGGGGCGAACCTATGACTGCACCACAGTTAAAACAGGCGGGATTGAGATGTAACCGTGAACCGATTCCGGGCGATTGGGATTTTGTAAAGGATATTCAAGCCACTGAGATTATGGCTTTAGCTGCACAAAAGATAAAGGAGAAAGAGAATGGCTGAAGAAACTAACACAGGAACAGAAACACTGCCAACATCGCCGGTAAATGCTGACGGTAGTTTTGCCGATAACTGGCACGATAAGTTCGGTGAAGAGAATAAAGCCCACTTATCGAGGTACAAGAGTTTCGACGACCTTGTGAACTCTCACGTGGCGACTAAGAGTAAACTTGGCAAAGACCCCGATTCGTTAGTAGAGATACCTGGCGAGCATTCTTCTGACAAGGTTAAGGCTGCATGGCGTAAGGCGCAAGGTGTTCCTGAAACCATAGACGGTTATGAATATACTTTGTCGGACGAACTTGCTGTGAAATTAGGCCCGCTTAAAGATAAGAAAATGACAGCGTTCAGGGAGTTTGCGAATAAGCAGAACTGGAGCCCGAAACAGTTTAAGGAAGCGCTCGACTTTTATCACAATGACATAGCTGCCGATATTGATGTCAACGAAGCGGCTTTTAATGAACAGATCGCCGCCGATGCGAAAGAAAGTGAGACCGTGCTTAGAAAACAAAGGGGATGGCAGAGTGAAGAGGAATATAAGGGTAAAGTTGATAATGCCCAGTTCATAATGGAAAAGTACGGTGGAGTAACTGCCGTAGAGGAATTTAATCTACAGAACTCGCCGACATTGATTAAGTTTCTCAATAATATTTACGATGTTATGGACGAAGATACCTTGAAAGGCAGGGATTCGTCACCCGGCGTAACGACAGCGAATATAAAAATACGGATAGACGAAAATCGTGAAGAGATGAAAAGGATAATGAAGGAAAACCCCGTTAATTACAGGAACGATCCTAATTTCAGAGATTTAGACAGGAGTAACACGGAACTATATAAACAATATCCGGCAAAAAGTAAATAAAATAATGAGGTATTGGATTTTTACGAGATGATATAGAAAACTTAAAATGTGCAATAATATATTTGAATAGAACCTGGACTACCTGAAAAGCCCCAGTGCTTTGTGCTAAAGTAGCATCACCTGAGCAAGGTGTAAAATAGTGCAGGAAAGCCCCGCTCAAGGATTACCTTTCCGATTAAAAAAACAGTTGAAATTTTTTATGAAGAAAGGAAATTCTATGAGTATTACAATGAGTTATAGCACTCCGAACTTCTTTGTTGACAAATTCCATGACGATTTGTATCAGGTTTGTCAACAGGAAGAATCTCGGCTTGCTCAGACAGTAAGAACCGAATACGACCTCATATCTGCCGAAGACAAAGCCTTCGATATGATGGACGAGTTCGAGTTGCAGGAGAAAACCGGCAGAAGCCCGAAAACTCCTACGATTGACCCTTCCACTCAAAGACGTTGGGTTTCAACCACACCTTACCATCAGTCTGTACGGTATGACAAAGACGATGAACTTAATATCAAACTTTCTTTGACAGGTGAATTCGTTTCAGCTTTCAAGAAAGGTGTCAATCGCAAGAAAGACGACATCGTTCTTGCCGCTTTCGAGGCGGCTACAACTTCAGGCCGTAAGGGTGGCAGTACAATTACATGGGCATCTCAAGGCGGTAATACCGCATATACCGCTAAAGATACCGGACGGACTATTATTCACGACTGTCCAACCGGCAACTGTTCTGCATCTGATACCGGTATGACGACCGAGAAGATCGAGTTGGCGCTTGAGTATTTCTCTAACAACGAAGTTAGTGATTATATTCCTATCTGGTGTGCAATTTCACCGAGACAGGCGACTAATCTCTTCGGTCAGGAAGAGTATGTCAATATCGATTATAACAACAGTAAGCCCTTAACAACGGGCCGGTTACTTGGCAACTGGATGGGTATCAACTGGGTAAGTACACCTAAGATAACTCTCGGTTCATCTAATGATATTGGCGGCGATACCGCGGTCTATGAATGCTGGTGCTGGGCGCAGGATGGAATGATTCTCGGCGTAGCGGATGAATTGACTATCGAAATCGACAGACTGCCTACTTTCTCTTATAGCCAGCAGGTATATGTCCACATGAACATGGGTTGCATGAGATTCGATGAAGATAAAATTATCAAAATCGAATGTCAGGCATAGTTTATTTTTGCGGGTGTTTCCCGCTTAGAAAAGGAGACTCTATTATGAGTTTTGATAATTTATTTTGGGGCGATATAGACACCCCTAATCACAGTCAATGGCGTATTAAGGCCGAAAGTTTACTTGCAGACCGCGACATTTTCCACGCGACGGCAATTAAATACTTTCCGTTAGGCGCTATTGCCGAAACCAGAGACGGTCGCAGGTTTCGATATTGCGAGAAAGACGGTACTAACTCCCTGACTAAGACGTATCTAATATCCGGTCAGGATGGGAATAGCAACTATTACGATCAGCTTCAGACCTATGGTACGGCCTCTGTTATTGGCGATAAGTCAGTTAGCGTAAATCTGGATACTACCGCCGCCGCTCATCTTTTCATTGACGGTTATATGGTAGTGAATCAAGGTACGGGCTATCGTGAGATGTACACTATTAAAGATAACGATGTTACTGTAGCCGATGCCGATGAGAATTATGACTGTACGATTTATATCGCTGACCAGGGTGGTATTCGTACTGCTCACGCAACTACGGCCAATATTACCATTGTCCAGAACAAGTTCAAAGACGTGATTGTCGCTGCCGTTGATTCGGTAAGTGTAGTGATTGGCGTTCCACTTTGTACTGTAGCGGTTAATCAGTTTTTCTGGGCGCAGACGAGAGGGCCGTGTCCGGTTGCTGTTGACGATACTGATACAATCGTTGCTGGTGACTACGTTATGCTTTCGACATCTGTTGCCGGTACAGTTGCGTTGGTTGACTCTTCAGCGGACGACCAACTCATTGGTCAGTGTATGGAGATAGCTCCTGTGAACGAAACCGCGTTAATTGATTTGACTATAGAATAGGAAAGGAGACCCTTATGAGTTACGATAATTACTTCTGGGGCGATAAGGATACTCCTAACCACAGTCAATGGCGTATTCAAGCCGAGAAGATACTTGCGGACAGAGACATCTGGCATGCAACGGCAACTAAGTATTTTCCGTTAGGCGCTATCGCCGAAATGCGTGACGGTCGTAGATGGCGGTATTGCGAGAAGGATGGTACTAACGCCTTAACTAAGACGTACATAATTGCAGCTTGCGATGGCACAGCTAATTGGTACGACCAACCTCAGACTTACGGAACTGCTTTTGTGATTGGCAACAAAATTGTTACTATCTTTACGGCGACTACGATTCCCGCCCACGCTCTCATCGATGGCTACATGGTAGTAACCTCCGGCACGGGATACCGTGAAATGTATATTATCAAGGACAACAAAGTCGGTGTTGCTACTACTGGTGGTTATACCATTGAATGTGAAATTGCCGACCAGGGCGGTGTTCGTGTCGCTACACTCGCTACTACCGGGACTACTATTACAGTGATGAAGAATAAGTACAAAGACGTGATTTTGGCGGCGTATGCAAGTCCGTTAAACGCAGTAATCGGTGTCCCTTTGTGTACCGTACCAGTTAATTATTTCTTCTGGGCGCAGACCAGAGGGCCTTGCCCGGTAGCTGTAGACGACACTTCTAAGGACACTGCCGTACTCGTTGCCGGTGATTATGTAATGCTCTCAACAGATGCGCAGGGTTCCGGTTGTATTGCGATAGTTGCCGCTGACGGTGCGGATGATAATATTATCGGCCAGTGCATAGAGATAGCACCCGTAGATGAAACTGCGTTAATTGATTTAACGATAGAATAGAAGAAAGGAAAAAACATGAAACGATTTTTAACATTTTGTTTGATTTTACTGCTTTGCGCTCCTGCTATCGGGATACCAACCGGTGCAAGGGACAACAGGGTTACTATCGGCGCTTTTACAGGGCCGAGAACTGGTGCAGCGCAGGACGACAACATCAAAGCATCGCTTGACATACTTCATGACAAGATAGAGGCTACTATGGCTCAAGGCGGAAGTGTCTTTTATGTTGATAGTGGTGTGGCCAGCACCGCCGGTACATCGTGGAGTACGGCTGTTGGTACAATCGAATTGGCAACTGCCAAATGTACCGATGCTGCCGGCGACCTTATTTTGGTAGCTCCCTATCACGCCGAAACAATGACCGATACTAAAATTGACCTTGACAAAGACAGTATTACACTTTGGGGTCTTGGTACTGGTGTTGCTATGCCAACATTGACTTACGATACAGCCAATGACCTCTTTACTATTGGTGCTGACGGTGATAATGTTACAGTACACGGTATCAGGTTTGTCTCGTCAGTTACAGTAGTAGCAAGTGCTATTGTCGTAGAGGCCGCTTGTACCGATTGGATTATCGAGGATTGTGTATTTGTATCAGATGAGACAACCGTTGCCGAGTTTGTCGACACAATCTACGTTACCACGGGTTCTGCTGATAGGGGCATAATCCGGCGTAATCGGTTCTTGGGCGATGTAGGTGCTAATGCAGACCCGGACTCGTCAATCAATTTCATAGACTGCGACTTTCTGCAAATCTATGACAATGAGTTCTCTGGCGATATTGCCGATGCACACATCTTTAATGAGACCACCGCTTCTAACTACGTTTCAATCCACGATAACAGGATTATGTGCGGTTATATCGGCGATGCTGCAACCTACCTGGATACTACACCTGGCATATCGCTTGTAGCAACAACTACCGGCTGGATTCAGGACAACTTCATTGTTACGAATGTTGTTTCGCCTCAAGACGCTATTGTGGCCGCTGACTGTTATTGCTCCAATAATTACTATGCCGAGACACAAGGTGCTTCTGGAAGCGTACTTATCGGCAGGTCGAACAGCGAGGGCGCTCTTGCTGCCCTGGGTGTTTCGATGACCGATGGTTCAACCAGAGGCCGTATTGTGTATTGCGACAGTGGCGAAACATCCACTGTTGAAGATGGCCTTTCGTGGGCGACGGCTACTGATACTTTAGATGAAGCAATCGACCTTTGCACGGCTGATGATGGCAGTACAATTTTTATTGCTCCCGGCCATACAGAGACTATGGGTGCTGCTGCCGACGAAGTTGACATCGACCAGCACGGTCTGACTATTATCGGCTTAGGCAACGGCGATTTGATTCCGAGATTCGACTACACCGATGATACTACCAAAGCGTTTACCGTTGCTGCTGACGACGTTACCATCAGGAATCTCAATTTTCACGGAAACGTTACTGATGTCGCTGATGGTCTCCATATTGCGTCTGGTTCTACTGGGGTAACTATTGAGGATTGCATTTTTGACCTTGAAGATCCAGGCACTGACGATTTTATAGAGTGTATTGATAGCGTCGATGGTACTGCTGACGGCTTGGTTGTAAGAAACTGTCATTTCTATATGGGCGCTGGAGCTTGTAACGCCGCCATCAACACGAAAGATGCTGACCACATGATTCTTGAAGACAATATCATTCACGGTGATTATGCAGTAGCTTGCATCAAGAACAATACAACTGCGAGTAACCACGTCAATATCAGACGTAACGATATGTATAATGGAACAATTGGCGCTGGCTTAAATGAACAACCCTGCATTGAACTACTTGGGACTACCTCTGGTATAGTTTCCGACAATGTATGTGTTTGTGATGTAGATACTCCTGATTTGGCTATTGTTGCTGCT